ATCCTATAGCACCTGCCGCTTGTAAGAACGGATTACCTTGAGGCATAGGAGCTATGGTTTGTGTTGCTGTTCCTGCGCCTGGTGTTACTTGTTGTAATGTTTGTGAACCAAATGCTAGTCTTCTGTAAGGCTCCATCATTTGATTTAATTGATTTTGATACTGTGTACCTAGTTGTGTTTGCGCTAATTGTTGCTGTAAACCACCAATACCTAAAAGCTGACTAACGTCTTGTTGTCCTAATTGTTGTTGCTGTGCACCTAGTCCTGCCATGGTGCTACCAATACCGCTTGTTAATTTACCGATATTAGCAAAGCCTGCTGCTTGTTGTGCTCTTTGTTGATTAGCAGCTTGTGCTGTAGCTTGTGCTTGTTGAAAGTTTCTAGATAAATCTTCAAAGATTCTTCTTGATCGTAAATCTTGTGCGTTTCTAGCTAACTCTGATTGTTGAATACCAAATCTACTACCGCCAAAGGCACCGGCTTTGACAGCTTGACCAGCTAATTGATTTTCTGCTAGAGCAGCCTGTCTATCTATTTCTTTAATAGCCTCTTGTGTCACTGCTTGCTGGTAAGGATCCATGAATTGCTTTGCTCTTGACGGATCAAAGTTCATCTGTCTTAGTGCATCTGCTCCTGCAGCTGCTGATCCTAGGCCCGCGGTTTGTGCTGCTTGACCTGCTTGTAAGAAAGGTTGAAACGCTCCAATACCTTGAAAGGCAAGATTCATTGCCGCTTGTTGTGTAGGACTAAATCCTGCTACTTGTTGCTGTGGTATTGTCTGAGGTAATTGCAGAAGACCTTTAGCTTGCGATGTTCCAAATAAAGTATTTAATAATTCTTGTTGTCTGTCACTGATATACCCAGGGACCTTAGTAGTTACGATTTGTTCTTGTGTTGCCATTATGCTGCTCCCTCTAGTCTATCCATCATTTGATACATTCTCTTTGCGCCTTCGCGACGGTCTCCTCCGCCTGCACCCCTGACTGCTTTAGCCGTCATGACAAATTCTCCGTCGCTTAGCATTGCGGGGATATCGTCACTTGTTTCGGTCCCTGGACCGAGAGACATGCCCCCTTGTCGTAAATCTGTTACTCCTCCACCTTTAGCCATGCCCCCTTGTGGAAATAAGACATCACTTGTTGGAAATATTTGTTTGTTTGTTATAGGTGGTGAAAAATCTTGTGGCTTATCTGGCTCATCAGTTGTCATTTCTATTAACTTACCTAATCCAAAAGTTGTTAATCCAAATAAAGAAGCAGCATCACTTAAACTCATACCTCCTAATACAGCGTTCTTTGCACTGGTTATATTTTTAGCCTGCTCTCTTATATCTTCTATATCTGCATCAGGAAACTGCTGTTTTAAATCTGCTAAATTTTCTAAATATGTTTTCTTTTCTCCGCCACCAATACCAAAGAAACTACCACCTCTACTTATTAATCCAGACTTATCACCCTCTGCAGTTCCTAATAAAAATTTAGATAGCCCCTCTTTACCAAATAACTCTGTGAGTCCGACCACGTCTGTTTTATTACCCAGTCCACCTGATATAAATTGTCTACCAAAATCTCCACCAAGTCCTGATATACCTGGACTTCTAAAACCACCCAGTCCACCTGATATGGCTCCACTCATTCCACTACCTATACCACCAGCGATAGCTCCTAAGAAAGGATTACCAGTTGCAAGTCCTACAATAGGACCTAAGTATTGTTCTAGGTCACCAGGTATTGCTTTTCTAATACCTTTAACAATCTTTTTTAAGAAGAACTCTGGCTGACCTGTAACAGGATTAATAGAGTTTAATTCGTTACCGACAATATATCGACCGGGTTCTATGCCCATGTCTACCATTGTCTTAAATAATCTTTTCTTCAATACAGGGTTTCTGTCTAATACTTCCATCGGTACAACAGTTTCACCTTCTGCTGCATGCACCATGTATGTATCTTCGAAACGTCCAAGTCCTCCGAGTGAGGATACGAAATTTTTAAATTGGTTTAGTGACTCAAGTCCCTGCATAATATTATGTTGTATCTCCAAATATATCTAAGCTATTAACTTTGATAGCGACATCTCTTTTGATGTGTTTTTCTTCTGTGGAAGTTGCAGGATTTTCGACGTCCGCTAATGCTTCTTTTTCATCAACGTATTCTTGTCCTGTTTGCGTATTAGTAATAGTAATCTTAGTTTCGACAGGCAAGATTTCAATACCCTTACCCGCTAATACGGTTTCATCTTTTTTTATACCCATTTTACCATCCTTTTGCAATATAATAGTTTTAACATTTCCATCTCTTTCTAGCCTGTCTTAACCTTGAATTAGGGTCTTTTGCGGCCTTAGGAAACTTCTTCATTTGTCCTGCACTTCTTGCACAAAACGATTTTCTTCTTTTTGCTGCCTTACTACCTGGTTTTACTTTACCTGTAACAGCAGTCTTTAACTTAGATCCAGGATTATCTCTACGGTATTTTGCAACACCAGCAGCAGTCATACCTGCTCCTTTGTCCGTGGCTCTAAAATACTTTTTAGTTTTTGGTGGTTGTTTATCTCTTTTTCTTGCCATGCTTTTTTCTTATCGCTTCTTTTGCTCTCTTTGCAATTCTTGCTTGTTCTGCTTTACCAGACACTTTACTTCTCTGCTCAACCACAGTAAGTATTTGAATTTTTCTAGCAAACGGTTTATTAATTTTTTTGACTTTCGCAACGGTGCGCCTCGCATCAGCTGGAGTTGCGTACTTAATAGACACAGTGTCTTTAGGGTTTTCATCTGTGTATAATCTCCTACCTGATCCCTTAGGTTTCTTTCCAGTTCCTTTTTTAGGATCTTTTCTTTTTGCCATTTTTTAATACAGTTTGTAAAGTTTTAGCTTGCCCAGCGTGTGATTTAGAAGCTTTTTTAAGCGCGCTTATTACTTTTTTTACTTTTTTTCTTCTTTGATTTTTCAACACCTTTTATAACTCCTTTGTTTTTTGAAGCGTAGAAGACAGCTTTAGCATCTTTACCATAAGTCTTCTTCATAGACTTCATAATCTTTTTACCCTTTTCGTTTAGTGGCACCTTTTTTCCTCTTTGCAAACGTAGCAACGTTAGTTGGCTTACCGCCGACTCCTTGTGCTTTTGATCTCTTTCTAGACACAGCAGATTTTATTTGACCTTTAGTCATGCTAGCAGCTTTCGCTCTGGGGACACACTTAGGATACTTTCGTTTGGCATCTTTCTTTTGTTTAGATCTACCACACTTAGCAAAACCTCCACCCTTTTTCTTAGAACCAATGTCGACCCAGTCCTGTTTAAACCACTCTTTTAATCCGCCTTTTGACATTAAGCTGCTTTTTTCTGTTTTGGCTTTTTAGTTTTTTTTCTTTTACTTGCCATGATTGCACCACAACCTTTTGCAATACCGCCTTGAGAGTAGCTAGATACTTTCTTACGATCTTGTGATATTTTATTGTAATCAATCATGCCACCCATAGCTTTCTTAGGACCTTTAAAGTCTTTTCTTTTTACACCGCTTGGATCTTTAATTTTACCTGCACAAATTTTTGATGCATAGGCGTTAGCATATGCTGAGGGGTACACTTTAAATTTTCGCTTCGCTGCCGCCTTACCTCTTGGACATAACTTAGTCATTACTTTTTCCTTACTGTTTGTTTAGCTCTAGCGAAAGCTTTTGCTGTAGGAGCGCCTTTAGCACCCTTTTTACGCATTTTACCACCGCGTTTACGTTTAGCATGAATATTAGCATAAAGACCTGGCCGTGCCATTATTTTTTCCTCTTAGGCTTTTTCATAGCTTTTTTCTTAGCAGCAACAATAATGTCCCCTCTGGTAATTTTATCCTTAGGTGGATACATAGCCGCTAATTTTTTATTTTTAACTGCTTTTTTCTTTGTCTTTTTCATAGTTTTCCTATCTGTTAGATATCTCTAACACACTTATAATTATGCTCAAGTCATTACCGTTTTGAGCTTGAGCCTGTATTTTTTCTGACTCTTTAGCTATTAGTGGAGCGGGAGCTGCCACAGAGCTGTCAGATGTATCCTGCGCCATATTACCTGTCGCTAGAATTTCTTGGGATCTTTTAGCTTGTATAGTGCGATCCGTTTCTAAATTATAACTTATACTGTTACTGTCTACAAGAAATACAGATATATTACAATCATTAGCAGTGTCCTCATTTGATACACGAATAGATTTAATTATAGCGGCTTTTTCTGCTGGCACAGTGTATATCGTTGTCAAAGCGTTAGTGGATAATTTAGCTTTAAAATTTGTGTATATATTGGACATTTACGATAAAAAAAACGAACGCCTTTCCTCTTCTTCTTTTAGTGTTTCAGGCACATAAGTGTTATTTAAAATAAATATAACTTGTTCTAGAGTTTGAACTAATTGAGATAACTGCTCTCTACTATATTCTTCTGTTGCTTCTGGTAAACGTGGTGTTACGATTTTAGCCATTAAGTTCCCCTCATTCCGTCTGGTTTCATATCTAATCTAAGTGTACCATATCTCCATTTATCATCAACATCGCCACTAGATATTCTTACTGCTATCTGCCTTCCTCTAATTCGAGTGTCTTTCTTAGTTGTGCTAGTTGTTACTTCAAAAGGACCATGTGTTCTTTGTGTTCCTGAAGGATATGGTCTAGTTTTCATCGTTACATCAACATTACCTGTTTGATTTTTAAAATCAGGTATAAATCTAGAAATAGACATAAAATTATCGCCGTCTGCAATGTCTATGTCTCCTGACTCAATGTGATTTGCCATCGCTGCTCCGTCATCATTGCTTCCTGTTTCGTGAAGATAGACAAAAGTTCTACCTGCTTTTAATCCATTTATCGTAGAGATAGTAGAGGTGGTATCAGCAGACTCAAACTCTGCAGCGTAAGGAACTTCATAAACACCATAATCTGCCCAAGCACTTCTGGCTAAAGTTCCTACATACCAAAGATTTTCTGCATAATTATAAACAACTAATCTATCTATTTGATCAGATCCACTCGATGCGTAAAACCACATAACTTCATTGTAATTAGAATTAGAAGCACAAAATACGTCTTGTTTTGCATTCTCATTAATATCATCAAATACATGGTCTTGCACACTACAAGGTATTTTTTTCACTGCACCATCATACAAGAAGAAAGAATCATTACTCATCCAGAACGAATTACCAGATACGTCAACTGCTGCATTAATACCAACAGCTCCACAATTAGAACCGATTTGTTTAAAACCAAAAGTTAAAGGTGCACCAATAAACTGCATTTGATATAGAGCTGTGTCTGTCCATATCATGACAGCACCTCTTGATCTAACTGCTGTATTGATTTGATTACCGTCAGTTAATCTAAAAGAACCCGCAGTGTTGGTTGCAGTTGGTGTCCAATCGCTTGTTGACTCTTGATCAGACCACCTAATAAACATATTGTCTTGTGTATTTGTTTGTCCAATTGTCGTCTCTGTTCCAAGACAAATAACATGTCTGTCATCACCAGAAACAATCATAAATCTTGATTTTGTCGGCGCACCGCTTACTTCTGTAGTACCTGCTCTGTTACTAGATAATCCTGAAGAAGTGTCCCAATAAAATAAACCACCATCAAACTGTAAGGCCAGCACATCTTCCCCCCAGTTATCTAAAGCCCATTTTTTTGATTGAAGTAAAACACCTTCACCACCAGTTAATCCTTCACGAGTGGTGTTCCATGTGCTGGTGCTCCATGTACCTGCGCCCCAACCATAACCAAACAGTGCCACTGCAGCTCCTGTGTTTACTTGATAACTTGCATTAGCTGTAGCTCCTGTAGCACTACTGGAAGCATTAGCTGGGGCTTGTATAGTGTATGTGTTTGAGCTGGGCACTGTCAAGATCTCAAATTCACCTTGTAAGTTAGCTTGTGTTAATCCTCCAACAGCACCACTTACACTAGCAATAGTAACAAAATCGCCTATCAAAGCGCCATGACTTGCGTCTGTTACTGTTACTGTGGAGGAGCCACTGGTTGTTTCAAACTGAGTTATGTTACCTGTTCCGCTTGATCGAATTGGAGTGATGTCCGCATAACTATCTTCAGAGTAAGCGTATAATTTTTTATTAGTTCCATAAATGGCGTATTTAACACCACCAAGATCAGAGTATGTTAGAATTGCTCTTGTTGCACCTACAAGTGCATCACTTGTAACTTTTTCCCAACCGCCTATTTTTTCTGGTAATCCATAGCGAAAACGAACGTTATCGCAATCTACCCATTTACCCTCTGCGCCGTATTCAGTATTTTGTTTATCTATACCAGGCGCTATCTGTAGTTTTGTTAGCGGCATAATTATATTGCGGTGTCATAAATTCTTATAAAACGATCGGTGCCGTTTACGTTAATACGTATTGCACCTACTTTTGATCCACCTGTATCTGTAGAAGATGAAATGCTTTTAGATCCATCAGCAGCGCTTGTGCCGTCAAATCTTATAAACTCTTGATCATCGTCGCCTTGATCTAAGGTTAAAACTGCTATTGCACCAGTAGAACTAGCTTGGTCGATTGTGACAAAACCACTCGTTGGCGAAGATGTTCCAAACCCTACTTTATCTGCAGAACCGTCAATAAATAATGCGTGTGTTAGAGTATTTGTTTCTGCTCTAAAATCTAAAGAACCACCAGAATCATTAAAAGTAAAACCACCACCATCAAAGTCAATATTTCCTGTAGCTTTTACACCACCGACAACATGCAGCTCTGTCGAAGGAGAGTTTGTTTTAATACCTACACGATCATTACCGGCGTCAGTAAAGAACAAGTTTGCATCGCCATTACCTTCGATTCTAAAGTCTAAGTCTGCTGAGGACTCATTAAATACAAAACTACCACCGTCAAGAGAAACATTACCTGCAACAGTCAATGTTCCGTTGGCCGTGATATTTCCTGCATCATTCAAGACATCGAACATTGTAGAACCGTCAGAATATAAAATATGTTTAGCACCTTGAACAAGATTAACACCAGTGCCCCCCGAAGGTTTAAAAGTTAAATTATTACCACTGTGTGTTGTAGCATCGTCGACAATGTACCAAGTCTCTACCGCCTCACAACTCATGGTTGTGGCACCCGATAAAGTTCCTGTTAATTTAATAATGGCATTACTTTGTTCATCTGTAGTGGAACCATCAGTTGCAGTTAATGTGTCATTAGTGCTAGCAATAGCTACTGAAACATAACCTTTTGCTGCTGATTCTATTTTTTGTAAATTATTATTTGTAATTGTACCCCAAGTTCCAGAGTTTTCTCCACTAGCTTGAAGTTCTAAATTTAAAGTGCTCGAAAATGTAGATGCCATTTAATCTCCCTATCCTACGTCATCTAATAAAGCCGCAACTATACATGTCACTGTAGAAGATGACGAGATTGCATGTATATCAGCAACAGTAGTGTTTGGCAAGTTTCCAAACCAAGAGTGTCCTGCCGCTATTTTGATTGCATCACCTGCAGAAGTAGATGCTGTTCCTGCGTCTAAAACAATATAAACATCATTTGATGTGTCTGTATTTTTTATAAATAAAAAATTAACTTTATCTCCTGTGGCTACAGCAGTAGGTGCTGTATCATCATCCACAGCAGTGTAATCTATAAAACTACCTGCTATTAAATCTGTACTAGAATTAGATACGCTCGTTAGTTTATAGTACCATTTATCATTAGCATCTGCTGGGGAAATAGTAATATTTCCAGAAATAGTCTTAGATATTTCATCTGGTAAAACTGTCGCGTTTAAACTTATTGTTGCATCATTTGCCATTAATCAGTGCTCCCTGGTTCGACGTCAGTATATGTTACTGTTTGTGAATCGTCAATTTCACTCCAAATAAAGAAGTCGGGAGATCCAACAGAAAGTGAAACTAAATTTTGGAAAGCCTCACCAAACGCTGTTTCTTCTCCAATAGCCGATGTAATTACTCCTGCAGAAGTCGGTGACACATTTGCCCCACCTGTTGCTACTTCTGTACCTAAAGAAAATGTTGCTACGTTAGTTGAAGGAGATACTGTTGCACCTCCTGTTACAGTCTCGTTTCCAACACTAGCTGTGAAAGATAATCCACTAACAAAAGGCGATCCTACGTTTTGTACACCACCACCTCTAACGGAGGCTATGGCAAACTCAGATATACTGCCGTGACCGAATAACATTATTTCTTAACAGTGTAGGCTACAAGGTACAATAT